CCTCACATCTGGCTCCTTCGCAGCCGGGTCATGCCCTGGGCCGTGCTAGCGGCGCCAGGGCGCATTCAGAGCGTAGCGTTGCAGTCAGCCGGCCCGCCGCACGGCTGAGGAGGCCCGCCCCATGATGCAGCTCGCGACATCGCTGGCCTACCTGTTCATCCCGCTGTACGGCCCCAAGGGAACCGACCTGACGGCCTTCGCGGTGGATATCGCGCTGATCACCGACGCGGGCGCCGAGCCATCGGGCGGCGACTGGCACGCCGCCACGTGGCTGTCCCCGGACGGCATCAAGCCCAAGGAGGCCGCCCTGCTGGTCGGCCCGACCGCGGGGGTCGTCTATCCATCAGGCGAATTTATGGCATTTGCTCGGCTTACAGCCGGTGCAGAGAAGCCAGTCCTGCCAGCCGGACGCGTCAGAATCGGCGCAGGTCAATGACCTGGCCTGGCAAGAGACGGCGTGGCTAGGCGCGGCACGGCGGGACGAGACTAGGCATAGCGCGGCTAGGCGCGGCTCGCGTAACTATCGTACGCGTACGGACGCATCCCTGCTACCATGACACTATGAAACCAACCGATACAGGCCCCAACTCCAACGACGGCGAGCCAGCGATCCTGCTGTCAGCACCGCGCCAGGTCACGTTCACGCTCAGGGGCAGCAGCGACATCCTGTTCCACCGCTACAGCCCCGAGAGCGTTGCCACCAAGGCCGCAGCCAAGCGCGGCTCGGCCTCCAAGAAGACCGATGATCTGGAAAGCTACGTCTGGCGTGACGACGGCGGCATGATCTGCCTGCCCGGCACCTACGTGCACCGCGCCATGGTCGAGGCCGGCCGGTTCATGCAGGACCCGCGCTCAGCCCGCAAGACGGCGATGGACCTGTTCAAGGCCGCGTTCGTCCCGGTGACCGAACTGGCGCCGCTCGGCCCCAAGTGGGAGATCGAGGACAAGCGGCGGATGGTCGTCTCCCGGCAGGGCATCACCCGCACCTCGCCCGGCTTCAAGGCCGGATGGGAAGCATCGCTGGACTTCGAGATCCTGCTGCCCGAGTACGTCTCCGACGACATGTTCCTGGAGTCCCTGTCGCTGGCCGGCCGCGTGATCGGGCTGGGCCAGTACCGCCCGACCTACGGCCGCTACCAGGTGATTAAGTTCGAGAGGGCCTAACCCGCCTCGCCAGGCCCAGCCGGGCCAGGTTCTGCCGTGCCAGGACCAGCCCCGCCCAGCCGGGTTCAGCCCCGTCATGCCAAGCCTCGACCTGCCAAGTCTGGCCCGGACATGCCCCGCTGCGCCTCGCCTGGTCCTGCCCGGCCGCGCCCAGCCGCGCCGGGTCCTGCCGGGCCGAGCCAAGCCATCTAGATACGGTGCAACCATGACGCCACCCGACGACAACACGCAGGCACTCACCATCCGCCTGCCCAGAGACCTGTACGAGAAACTGCGCCGGGCTGCGTTCGATCAGCGCACTAGCCTGAACGCGCTGATCGTTGATGCCGTCCGTGCGCAGCAAGCTTGACCCGCCTCGTCTCGCCAGGCCAGGCTCTGCTATGCCAGGCTCTGCCGCGCCGTGCCTGGTCCTGCCCGGTCGCGCCAAGCCACGTCATGTCACGTCGTGCCGGGATCGGACCGGACATGCCCGGCCGTGCTTTGCTACGTCGCGTCTCGCCCTGCCATGTCAAGCCGAGCCCCCGTACCATCTCAGGTATGTCGCCGCGAATCTGCGCCGGGCAGCCTAGCGGGAGCGTCACGTCTGGCATGTCACCATGAGACCGTGACTAGACCCGGGTTCCGCCGCAGCCCAGAGGTCGCCGCGCGCCGTGCCCGCGTGCTGGAGATGCGCAATGAGCACAGGCCCGACGCTGAGATAGCCGCCGAGCTCGGCATAGCCCTGGCCACCGTCAGGCAGGACTACCACCGGGCGCTCGAAGCGGCCAGCGCTGACCAGCACGCGACGGCCCACCTAACGCGCAGCGCCGAGCTGGCCAAGCTCGACCAGATGGAGCGGGCCGTCTGGACGGTGCTCCGCGCCCGGCACGTCACCGTCTCAGGCGGCAAGATCGTTCAGGATGAGAACGGCGAGAGCCTGCTCGACGACGGCCCGGTGCTGAACGCGACCGACCGGCTGGTGAAGATCGCGGCCCGCCGTGCCACGCTGCTAGGGCTGGACGCCCCCGCCCGGTCGCGTGTCGAGGTCATCACCGCCGAGATGATCGAGGCGGAAATCCAGAGGCTGGAAGCCGGACATGCCGACGACCCTGCGGATCGAAGCACCGCCTGACCGGCTCCGCTACCTGCGCGACCTGAAGCGCCGGGAAGCGGAGCGCGTCAGTCACCCCGTCTACGACTCGCCGCTGGCGCTGGCTCAGGCGCTCGATCCGAAGACCAGGACCAGCCCGGCGCTCAAGCTCATCGACGACGCGCTGGTAGAGCTGATGGCCGTGGATTCGCCGCACAACGCCCTGGCCGTCTTCATGCCCAGCCAGGAAGGGAAATCGAACCTGATCTCGCGCCGCCTGCCCGAGTGGATTCTCGACCGTGAGCGCGATGCCCAGATCGGGATCATCTCCTACCAGGCGGACATCGCCATCCGGTGGGGCCGCGACATCAAGCGCGACGTGCAGCTGGCAGGGCCGAAACTGCAGGTCACGATCCGGCAGGACTCCTCAGCTGCCGCACGATGGGATACCCCCGAAGGCGGCGGGGTGTACTGCACGGGCGTCGGCGGCCCGCTGACCGGCCGCGCCATATCCAGGGCGCTCCTGATCGATGACCCGGTGAAGGACCGCGCCGACGCCGAGTCGCAGACCATCCGCGAGTCCACCTGGGACTGGTGGGAATCGGTCGCGCTCACCCGGCTCGGCCCGCAGGCGCGGGTGGTTCTGGTCATGACCAGGATGCATGAAGATGATCTCGCGGGCCGCATCCTGTCCCGGCCCGGCCCGCTGCGCTGGCGCGTCCTGAAGATCCCGGCGATCGCCGAGGCAGGCGACGAGCTGGGCCGCCTGCCGGGCGAGGAGCTCGAGTCGGTGCGCGGCCGGGCACCGGGCTACTTCGCGAACCTGCGGGCCGGCATGAGCCCGTACGTCTTCAGTGGCATGTACCAGCAGAACCCGGTGGCGCCGGAGGGCAACTTCTTCCGCCGCTCCGCGTTCCGGTACTGGCGCCGCGCCGAGCCGTGGCAGGACGGCCGGGAGCGGATCGCCTGCGAGGGCCAGCTGGTGACGATGGCGGACTGCTGGACGTTCGGGACCGTCGACGTGGCCGCCAGCACGAAAACCACGGCCGACTACACGGTCGTCTCGGCGTGGGCGGTGAGCGTCGAGGGCGACCTGATCCTGCTCGACCGCGCCCGGGCGCGCGTCGACCAGCACGATCACTTCCGCCTCGCCGACCCGCTGATCAGGCGCTGGGGCCTCGGCGTCCTGTACGTGGAGCGCGGCTTCTTCGCGTCCACGCTGGTGAAGGACGCCCGCGACGCCGGCTACCCGGTCGCCGAGCTGCGCGCCGACACCGACAAGATCACCCGCGCCATCCCCGCCGCGGGCAGGGTGCACGCCGGGCGGGTCTGGTTCCCCGCTGAGGCGCCGTGGCTGGACGACTGGACCGACGAGCTGGCAGCCTTCCCGAACGGCGCCCACGATGACCAGGTGGACACCCTCAGCTACGCGGCGCTGGTGGTGACCAACCAGTGGACCAAGGCATCATCGCCGGAGCGGCCCGGCCTGTCGCCGCACGAGCGCGCCATCGCCGCCGCCTACGCCAGCGCGACCGGCAACGCGGGCAACGGGCATCACTCGGACGGCTCGGGGCAGCTGGACATCATGGGGCTGGACTACTGAGTTAGCGTAACGGTTAGCGTAACAACGGAGGGCGCTCGGCTGTTACGCTAAGCGTGTGACGTGTTGCGCTAACTGCGGTGCCGAGTTCAAGCCGCGGCGTTCGACGGCCCGGTTCTGCTCGGCCAGGTGCCGGGTGGCTGCTTCGCGGAAGGCCACGGCCGGCCGGCGGCAGCGTGAGGAGTGGCGCCCGTCTTCTGATCCGCCGCTCGATTTCCTGTCGGCGCCAGTGCTTGCCCAGCGGGTGCTGTACCCGTGCTGCTCGCACTGCACCCACCCGCCCACGGTCAGCGGCCACGGCCGCAGGTGCCAGCACGACGCCGACTGTGACCAGCACCGCGAGCTTGGGCGACCAGCAGCCCGACGATGAGCACGAGCACGCCGAGGATGATCATGGCGTGGCGATGTGAACCGGGCCGGTCCCGACCGGGTCAGGCGCGGCGGCGGCCGAGTTGCCGGTCGCATCCGAGACCGTGATCCCCGAGTAGTCCGCTGACTGCAGGAACAGGCCCTGGCCGGCCGGGCACGCGAAGTCACCCGCTCCTGGCGGGCCTGCCGTCAGCGAGGCGGTGACCTGGCCGTTGCGGACGGGGAAGTCG